CGTTGTAGACGTAGTTGACGTTGTACTAGTCGTAGACGTAGTAGAAGTAGTAGACGTAGTTGATGTAGTCGTTGGCGGCGGTATTGGTTCTTGCTTAGAGAAAGTATCAGCAATAATTGGCCCCAACAATTGTAAATCACACTCACCTGTTTTAAGAGAATAACTATTGATTGCTCTTAAATGATAGTAATTACCTCTAAAGTTTACGATATCATTCAATTCCATTTTGAAATAATCAGCAAGAGGAATAATTCCTTTTGCATTTAATAATCTTGTATATGGATTGTATAATAAACTAACATATGTCTCATAATACTCAGTATATAAAGATGATGTAGGTGCAGTTCCATATGCTGATGCTTCATTGTTGAATAATAAAGACTTACTACCAGTTGTTGGGAAACTACCACTTACTACACTATAATTGTCAAAATAAGGAAACTTAGTAAAAGAAATTGCACTACCACTTTCATTTTGGATATAGTATGGTTGACAATCCAATGTATTATTAAAAAATAATAAACGCGGTAATACAACAGCAGGTGAGTATTCTGCTGAATTGATATATGCCGGTATGTACATTGGTATCTGTTGACTCATATTATTTTATTTTATCCACATGGGCCATTATCTGTTATTGTTGCATTTCCACTTGCGGTTCCTGTTTTTGCACAAACTGTTATAACAGGATTGTATTGGTCTAACCATTGTTCTTGATATCCACTATAACAATCCTCCCAACTTACATACTCACCAAATAAACTATTAGTAGATATTGTGTAACTATTACAATTACTTGCAGGTGGGTTAGCACCTCCAACACTACCTGAAATACCTGTTCCTGTTATCTTTAACAACGGAGATGATGCAAATGTTGTTTGCACTTCATATTTTCCTTGTGAAAAATAGTTTGTAGTGTCAATATAATAGGTTTTGGCAAACTCTCTACCTTCACCCTTACTAAATTGTTGTGAAACATAATCACCGTCTAATTTGTCACCAAAATTCAATTCATTCACTGCTAAGTTATTTGCAGGAATTACTTCTATATTCTCATCTAAGTTAATATATTTGTTAAAATCTTTTCTTTCACCTCTATTATACCAATTATTAAATGTTTCAACTATAAATCTATTCTGCGTAGTTCTATCTGGATATATTACCAAATTAAACTTTTTCTGTATGCCTGTTAAGAAATCAATCAATTTAATACCAGCAGTTCCTTTCGGCATATTCAATGGTATATTCATAACCTTACCTGCACCTGCTTGCATTAGTTTTGTTACTTCCAAATAAGATTTTAATTCATTATCAGGGTCTACCAATACTCCAAAGTTAGATGCATACAATCTATTATACTTTATACCAAACTTATAATTGCCAGCTGGTAAAACTTGTGTAGTAAATCCAGTTAATAATGTAAACTTCTCATCAGGTGTTGTATTGCTAGTTGATATCCAATATTGTCTTAATTGTTCAAAGTATGTATTATAATTTGATAAAGAAGAAGAATATGTTGTAGTTGTAGTTTGATTTGTTGCAGTTAAGAAAAACTCAGGAGTTCCAGTTCCTGCTGCAAATGGGTCTAATTTGAAATTTAAGTTTAATGTTCCTTTAATAGAACTTGTTACTGGCAATGTATAAACTAAACTAGGCGATAAAGAGTTATAAGGATTTTGTTCTATATTATACCATGTAAAATCTGTAACATCACCAGGTATTAAAGTTCCCATACCACTGCCACTATTAACTGACATTTTGAATAATCCGTATTTCTCTAAATTGTATTCTGTATATAATGGATATCTTAATTGATTATTGCAAACCATATAAACATCATCTAACCATCCTTCATTCATAAACGATGAAGTGTATGTGTATCCAAATTGTTCAAAACAAGCATCAAATACTTCTTTAACTCTAATAGCAGGTTTATAATCTTGTATTGCTAAACTACCACTTAAATCATCAATACCATAGAAGTTATCTTGTTGTGTATATTGTATCTTTTGGCCGTATTCTGCCATTGGGTAAACAATTGCACCACTAAATAGATTACCTTCCCATGATGAGGTTATATTTTGCAAAGAAGAGGTATGATTGAATTGGTTTAGAACAGACAAATCAGTTAAGAAGTTTGTTTTCAAATCTCTAGCAAATGAAGATAAACTACCAAAGATAGTTACCTCATAAGACTCAATAAATTTATTTGCTTTAACATTTACTTTGTTTAATTGCAAATAACCTTGTGAAACATACACAGAGTCAAAATCAAAATAAGCTGGAACCTTTTGGTTTGTTGCAAATAGAAATGGATTTACAATACTGATATCATATACATGTTCAAAGAATGCATTATTAGTCTTTGACCCAGGTAACATTATCTGTCTTGTGAAATCTGCAGGCAAAACACCAATATCAAACAAACCTGTTACGTTGTCTGATATTAAGTAATCTTCATCTGCAAATAAATCTAATTCGGTTCCATTTGCAATAAGTCTAAAGGTAAATCCTTGTGTGCTTATTATTCCCATATTACATTATCAATTTATAAGCCTGTCCGTAGTTAAATTCAAATTGATATTGAATTAACTTATCTACAACACCAGTCTTAAATACTATATTTTGTGTTGCAATTGTAATAGGCCTTAAATCACCTGTTGTTTCGTTATAAATCCAATATATTTCATCACTTACTAATAGTTGCTTGAATATATCGTTATAACTTTCAGGGATAAAGAATGTATTAACTTGCAATCCTTGTTTTGAGTCATCTATGTAGTTTAATATTCCACTATCATAATTTTGATATGATAATGTTGCACTTTCCCAACTACCTAATTGTGGTTGATATGTTTTCCTTTCAGTTGTAAAAGAAGTTGTATTAACCATATAGAAATTAAACCAATCAAACTGGCCGTATCTATTCTTCCATTTAATTCTTACATTAGGATACTTCTGGATGCAATCTACATTGTATTTAATCGGTGTTCCTAAAGGAGATGAACCATTATATGCTTGAACAGTATAATAAGTCAATCCTGTGGTTGTAAGTGGAAAACCAGATTGTGATGGCCCGATAGGATATTGTGCAATTTGACCAGATGTTGCAGTTGTTGCAGTTAATGCAAAATCAGCTGTCCCAGTATTGCCTGTATAAACTATTTTAGTTGGAGCAGTTGCACCAACACTACCAACATACACACCAGCATTTCCTCTATTTTCAATGAATGCAGATTGTGTTGCAGGCCCATCAGTCATTAAAGGCCAATATGCAGTTTTAGAATATATTTGTTGTCCTATTGGTTCTTGAAATACACCATAACCATCTAATGCTTTATATGTAGATGATTTGATATGACTACCAGTTACATAAGTGCTACCTGAAAGATATTGCCAATAGAAATCTGTTGCAAAATACATTACATTAGAAGTATTAGCCTGAGCGTAATCTGTTAATGTAGAGTTTATAATTCTATTTAAGTCAAAAATACCAACGTTATTAGTATTAGGATATTTTGTAATTGTATATTGAGACGTAGACCCTGATGCAGTTAATGCACCTTGCCAATAGTATAATTCACCAATGTATTGAAACGATGATGAAGTATATACAGGTGTGCTTTCAGCAACCGTAAATATTATCGGTGATTGTGCTAGTGATGCAGTTGCAGGTGTCTGTGTAATACTTAAAGCCATTCCTTATTCTTTTCTTATCTAACCATTGAAAAAGAAAAAATAGGTGAGGATTATTTTGCTCTTACTGCCTGTTTTATTTCTAATGCAACTTGTTTACCTAATGCAGTTGTATACTCTTTTATTTTTCTCTTAACATCTGCATCATTAAATGCCTTTTCACCAAAGTCAAAATTGTTTGGGTATCTCTTTTTAATTGTTGCAGTTGTTCCTTTACCACTACCATACGGACTATTCCAATACTTACCATACTTTGCAGTAGGTGGTGAATTAAAATAAGATATAACTGCACTACCATTTGGTAAATACTTTATCATCCTATCAGGCGTATTGTATGCATTTAATGAATTACGAAGATTACCCGTATCATATGGTGCAAGTTTACTAGCTGCATTTCTAATTGAAAGTGCAACCTGTTTAAGTTCTTTAGGATGCTTAATAGTAGCCATTAACAATCAGGATTATTTGTATAGGACCCTGATGGATAAAGGTCAAACAAACATCTTGGTCTTGAGTTGTGAGTAGTTAAATCAAAAGTTGCAACATGTCCTGCCAAACCATTGTTAAATCTATCCATAAATGGTTCACAGACGATTTCTCCATCTATGTCAAATGATGATACCGAATACTGAGTAAATGATGTTAAATCGTTTATAATTGCAAGTGTGTTAGCAAGTATATCAATCGTATCATCTGTTCCGTAAAATGGTATATCCTGCATATTTGTCACAGGATTACTTTCGTTATTTTTATTCTTTATCTTATCAGCTATAACCAATTGAACTTGGTGTATAGTTGTTGACTCAACTATTCTACTTTGCAATATGTTTACATTACCAAATAGATACATTGGGAATTCTTTATCATCTATTGTTGTCAAATCGCCAGTAGTTACTTTCGTAATAGATGGATGATTAGTCATAATAGTTTCAAAGTAATCCAATACATTGTAGTAAAGTGTATAGTTTACTCCTTGATTATATTGTAAGTAATTGCTCATAGTTTATTATAATTGAATACCACCAAAGTATTGATTTGTTTGGTCTGGGTATATTTGTGTTTGGTTGCCTACCGACTCTAAGTATTGTGGTATCTCATTCGCATAAGATATTAAATAGTTTTGTAATCTTAAAGCATAATAGTCAGCATTTGCTTGAGCTTGTTGTTTAAGATAGTCAATTTCAGTCTTAGATGGGGCAATTGCTTGTTCAGAGTTTTGTTTAACTGCTCCGTTAGATTTGAATTGTATTGAACTAAATGGTATATACTCAACACATGTATACCAAATCAAAGTTGGTTTAATATGGTCGTCTAATAAGTCTTGATAATATACTGATAAACTACCAACCGTTCCTGCAATGATTTGTGCTTGTAAGTAATCGTATAATACAGTTCCTAAAAGGTTTTTAATCCATTTTACTTGTGCAGTATTCATAAAAGGTAATAATGCATCTGCATCTATTGCCCCTTGCAATGGTGAGTTTTTGATAATTGAGTTTCTGTCTATAAAAAGTGCTGTAGCCATAATGGTTTATTTATATATTTCGTATTCTTTACTTAATATTGTTGGCATTGTAAATGCAGTTACTTGTTCTTCCGATGGTAATCCGTCTTCTGCAGTTTGGTCTTGCCCATCTTCAGTAGTTGCTGGATTTTCTAAACTTTCATTTGTTTCATCTTCAACTTGTCCAACCGACTTATCTTGCTCTTCAGCTTGTTGAGAAAGTATTACTAATGGAGTTGATTGTTCAAAGTATAATTCAGTTTCCTCATATCCGCCTTCTCTCAATACCATATCTAATGAATTTAAGATTAAGTTTTGGAATGGGCCAATTGTCATTGATTGCATAATAGAAAATGCTGTCATCATTTCTTCTGACTGAGAACTAAAACCATTATTCTGTGTTCTAATACCGAATAATAGGGGTGAGGTAATTCTATGTGCAACTAATATTCTATCTTGTGCGTATTCTGCAACATACTGAAACTTCTCATGTAAGTTATCTATTTGAATAACATCAATTGTCGGTTTAGTTGTAGGGTCATCATTAAAAGATAACATAAACTTACCAGCATTTTTAGTGCCTGTAAACTTAGCATATAATAAATCTTCTATTGTTTGTCTTTCTTCAGGTGCTGGAACTCCACTATTCATATTCAACATCACCATTGGTAAGAAACCATTTTCAATATTGTTTAAGTGTAAGTTTGATAATTCACCTTCAACGATTGAGTATTGCATTGCAGAAACC